TCAATATATAAATCCTTACGAGTAGGTGAGTATTTAAGTTGAACTGCATAGGCTTCGCACTCTCTATCTAGTCTGTGTTGCTTACTCCAGTTCTGTTTAAACCCTGAAAACAATAAAGTTCTCAGATTTTGTTTTACATGAGTTAATTCATGCTGTATCAGTCCTTCATTGTCTTTGTGTTTTGGTCTAATGAGGACTATACAAATTAATGTACCTCCACCAAACTTCTTTGGTAGTAGATCCGTTATTATAATAGGTATAGGTATTATATCCCATATTTTTCGTATTTTTATCATTCTAGTCTCGATATATTATTCTCTTTGATTACTTCAATCTTGTCTAACAGGGGGTGAGTCCAGCCATGTGATACTACGTATGTATTTAGTTCTTCTTCTTTTAGTAAAATCTCAACGAGCTTCTCCCTACCCGCCTCGTCTAATACATTGATGACTTCATCTAAAAACAATACATTGATACGACTCTTCGAAATACTACTCATTAGTTTCCGAATTGCAATTAGTGTCGCAGTATTAACTCGCGTCAACTCACCGCTGGAAAGTGCGGTAATTGCGACCGTCTTTCCATTATCTGTTATTTCTACATTTAATTTGTCGTTATTCACAACAAAGTTTATACTAAAACGACCATCGCTAAGTTCTGCTAAGTAGTCGTTTGTCATGTCTTCCAAATCTTTTACAAGGTTCTCAATCTTATAAGCTATAAGTCCGCTTGTACTAAAAGCTCGTTTAAGTATTTCTAAATTTGAGAGTTTTGCCGAAATTTTTGAAAGCTTTTCTTGTATCCCATTAAGTTCAGTTTCAAACTCTTTTGTTTGTTCTTGTATCACTTGAATTCTGGTGTTTCTGGCTGCACGTTTCTCATTTTCTTTCATTATCACTTGTATCTCACTCTGAGTTTCCGCTATCTTTTCTTCTAATTTCTCGATGTTATCCTGAAGCCAAACCGCGTCAATCGGCTCATTATCTAAACTATCATCTATACTGCGTTTTAAGTCTGTCCACTCATTACGTTTTTGCACAGCTTCCTCATACTCTTGTACTTCTGCCTGAATCTTCGCAATTTTTAATTCGTATTTTAACTGCGTTTCTGCCATGAACTTTGCATCATCTAAATTCTTTGTTATCAACTCATGCACAAATTCAGGATCTACTTCCTGAGAGCAAGTCGGACATTTTGTACCAAGTTCACTAATCGAGTCAATCATGTCTTGGCTTTGAGAAATTTGTGCACCGCATTCTCCGACTTTTCTACTAAGATCAGCAGTAATCATTTGTTTAGGTTTTTTAATTCCTGCAATATCTTTAATCTTTATACTTGCTAACAGATGCTTCTTCATCTCATTTTCTGAGATTTTTCGATTTGTGGAATTAATATTTTCAAAATCGATTAATAAACTCCTTAATCGCTTCTCATCATTACTCGTATCGATTTTCAAAATTTTCATAGGTAGTATGGTAGTATCTGTTAATTTGTTATTATGAAGCCAATTTTGTATTGATTCCGTCTTTGCATTAAAAGAAATAAACTCCTGGTTAAGTGTCTTTGCACCTTTCTTAAAAATCTCATGAAACTTTAAATATTCATCTAACGAAAACAGATCTATTAGAAATTTCTTCCGATTTGCATCTGTAGCCGTTAAAAACTGTAAACTTGCGTTTGTGTTTTGATATACGAGTTGCGAAAAAGTCTTAAAATCTAAGCCTAAAATACCTTCTAAAGTCTTATAAGTATTGGTCGCGGTATGACTAGAAATATCCTTTCCATCTTTTAAAAGCCTAACTTTAATTATACCACGACTGCGACGAGCTTCTATCTTATACTGCTCTCTTTCAACCTTAAAATCCAATGAGATATTATAACCTTTATTATAATATCTATTCTGTATATCTGCTTTTTTGATTCCCTTGGAATTTTTATTATATAAAACTTCCTCAAGTATCAAAGGAATACTCGACTTACCGACACCATTCGTGCCTATAAGTTGTGTTAAATTACTATTAGCTAAGTCAACATGGTTGTTCGTACTATAACTAAAGCAATTATCCCATCGCAATGTCCCGAGAGTAATCATGATATACCCCTAAAATCTCCTTTACTTGTTCATCTTTTAATTCTAAAATATAACTGAGATACTCTACTAATTCATCTTCAATCGACATTTCGTTGGTGAGAATTAACGCTGCCTCAGTTTTTCTACGAACTATCTTCTTATCCAATAATTCTGTATTTTCGACTCCTGCTAAATCTGTCACATTTCCTTCGATCTCATAAATCGTATGATCGTAAGATGTGGGAACCATTTCCTTTGGATCGGTTATGGTCTTTCTCACCAGTTGTGGCAATTTGAAGGTGTGCCACTTCCAGTTCCACTGGCTTGTGTCGATTAGCAAGTAGCCTGTTTCTATTTTAGTTCTGTGAAATTGTGTAGCCATTGGACTACCAGGATATACAATGTTTAATTGTGTGTTAGAATGACTGTGTAGATCGCCCGCGAACACTCTTGGAAAGTGTGCGAATCTTTTTAAGTCCACTTCTGGACTTACGTGAGGAGGTATAGCTCCCCTAACGTGAGTAAATAGCGGTTGCCTTATATTGAATTGTTTAATGTGCCACTTCCTATGTAACTCACAATAGGGAAGTATACCAAAGTGCTCACCTTTATAGATATAATCAATTATTTCTACCAAAGGATTTAGTTCTGTTGTTGCACTTTTTAGTTGTGTAAAAAACGTTTTGCCTTTTCTTGTAGCCTCGTGATTACCGTCATATATTAATGTGGGAATTTTTACTCCACTTATAAATTCAAAGTATAACTCTAATTCTACCATCGAAGGAATTCTATCAAATAAATCTCCTCCAATAATGTGTAAATCTACGTCATTTTCTAACTGTCTAATTTGTTCAACAAAGAGCCTAAATCTATTCCGAGCCCACGAAACTGGGACATTCCTTTGTCCCAGCTTCAAATGCCAGTCGGCAGTAAACAGAATTTTGTCTACCACGGTTTTTTATTTCCGTTGCTAAATTCCTTTGCGACTTCATCGGGAGTTTCATTTCCTAAAGATCTAATCCTCTCCAAGAGTTCCTTTTGTGCTTCCACAGTAGGTCTAGGTAAAACATCATCCATTGATCGAAGTTCGGCAATAGATGCCATTTCAGCTTCGTCTAATGATCTTGTTTTACATCTCAAAACTTGTAATTGATACTCGACATTAAATGCCATCGGACCAGTCTTTACTCGTTTAAAATGTATGTCCCAACCTGTTTCAGGATCTGTTGGATCGCCTAAATCTTCTGCTGCAAGCATTATCTGCTCTAACAATTTTTTCTTTAGATTCAGGACTTTTACTTGTCCATCGCCTGGGTCTATACATTGAATTGCATATGCCCAACCGCATTTCATATCTGGATAAAAGGTTCTTACCCAGTCTTTTTCTATATTGTTGAAGGTTTCAGAATCTCTGTCGAAAGATAAACATTCCATAGGAATATTTTTGTTGTTTTCGCCTTTAACCCAATATACATATCTAGGTAGTATATCACCTACCATACGAACGACATTGTCGCCATCTCTATATGTGAATTGATTAATAGTTGATTTCTTTGCTTTGCCCTCAAGCTGACCAAATTTTATAGCCATTGTTTTCTCCTTTAAGTGACTTCTTCAAATCGAAAATGTACTTTGTTATCTTCAATCTTCAGTAGCCTGTTGTTGTTAATTGCGTCCTCAGACACTGGTAAGTGTAAAAGGTCTATCGTTGTTTTTCTCGAATCGTAATAGGCATTTAAATTTCTATAACTAGCGATAGCTATATACTCTACCCATTCTCGATCAGAGAACTGTGGTCTATTTATAAAGACAGCTTCGGGGTTTACTAAGAAACTGAAGCCTGACCAGTCTTTTCCAAAATATTTATATAATGGATCACGATAATTTTTAGGTGTGAGATTATAAGTAAGTGAATGCACTATTAGCAGTATTTCATTTTCCTTGCCTTTAGTTGCTTCTAAAATCTTTTTCCAATTAAATCGTATCACTATTATACCAAAATTTTAACTCGGTGTCAAGAACTAAATTTCAAAGGTGATTAATGTCATACCCTTGCTTCATATAGTATCCTAACCTATTATTCGCTTGTCTGCGGGCAGTCTTGCCCAACAGATTAATATCTATTACCACGGGGGTCTTCTTACCTTCTTCCCGCCTTATTATTCTTCCTATTAGCTGTGTTAATAAAGGTTCGTTATTAACTGGAGTTGCTAAAAGTAAACAACTTAAACAGTTAAGAGAAATACCTTCAGAGAATATAGACTGTGTTCCATAAAGGATGTCTTTATCATCATATATCCTATTCATCATTTTAGGTCTCTCTGTATGTGGCACTTCTCCTGTAATAACTAGTGCTTTATCTCCACTCAATTCAGCACAAGTTTTTAGCAAATCAACTCGGTCTGCTACTACTAAAACTTTATGTCCTTTAGCTGCGTAAGCACTTGCTATTAATGATACTGAATGTCTGTATTCCTCATTATAAGCCAACTGATTAATCTTTCTAGCCCAAGGAATGGCTGCTCCGTCTAAGAATCTAATCTCTGTATGAATTATATCTATAGTTGGAGTCATGTAGTTTTCTTTTGGGGGAGTAATGACATTTTGTCCAAAATAATCTCTGAAAACTACATGTTTACCATCTTTTCTTTCTATTGTGCCTGATAATCCTATCTTGTATCTTGCTCGACTTTTATCTACAACTCTTGCAAAAGTAGGACTACTAACATGATGCATTTCATCTAGAATTAATAATCCAAATTCATTTATTATATCAGGAATTCTTCGGTATAAAGACTGGACATTTCCAATTACAATAGGACTATCAATATTAAATTTTCCACTACCTATAATTCCAGTTTCAATTCCAAAGACCTTTTGTACTTCTCTTACCCACTGTGATCTTAAAGCTAATGTATGCACTACTACTAATGTTTTCTGTCCAAGTTTACTTGCGATTGCTAACGCGGTAAAAGTCTTCCCCCAACTTACCCAAGCGTTTATTATACAATTATCATAAACATCTCTGTAAACTTCACTTTGGCTCTGTCTTAAATCGAACTTAAAAGGAGGAAATTCTACTGGAATTTTCTTTCTCTTATCAACTATCTCATAGTTAGTAGGTATTAAATCTTGTCTACCTATAGGCATAGTCACTAACCCGTTCCTGACAAATCCCATGTTCTTTATAACTTCAGGTGGATCAGTCGGTTTATATGAAGGTATTTTATATGTTAGTTGTTTATCAATTATAGATTCAAGATGATCATTTACTTCTATATAAATTCTATTACTTAGTACTGCTTTCATATTTTTCTTCTTGTATCTTTTTTCCATTCGGTTGAATACTCATAAAAAAACCATGGAAGAGTATTTTTATATATAATACCTGCCCACATATATTCCACTTCAGGAGGTCTTTCTACTTCTATAGGAAAATTTATATCTTTTAACCATAGTAAAGATACTATATCTTTCTTTTCCACATTCAATATTTTATGATATATTAATGGAAAGAAATTTTGTTTAGTATATGAAAAAAGCTTTCCTAAAGAATCTATATACATATAGCCTCTATGCATTACTAATCCTGATAATGATTTTATCATGTATCTTAATGGGTATAAATTAGGAAGACTTGTCTGTAATCTTCTCGCCCCTAATGTATCTCCACTCATATTAGTATCATCTAAAACTTTATTATCTGCAAAGACAACTCCATCTTCAGTTTTTGTATCTTCCGTTCCGACTACATATATTGGAAAATTTATTTCTTCTAATTTCATAAAAGTCTTTTATGAAAATCCTTAAATACTATAATTATAATTAAAAGACAGAATAAAATCCAAGGAATATCAAGTTTATTCATATCATCACCTCTTTTAAAAGACCCATTAATAGTATTGTAGCAGCTACTGTATTTAAAAACATTATTGATCTATCTTGCCATTTAAAGCCAACAAAAATCCAACCACTACAGCCTAAGAAAGATAAAGTAACATCTACCATATGAAGTATATCTAAAGCTCTTAGTATAATTGCACCAAGAATTAAAAAACTACTACCCCATTTTACCCACCAAGTAATATCATTTAGGGGTGTAACATGATAAACTACTCTAGCTTTAGAGTAGTCTTTTGTATTTTTCTTCAAATTTCCCATTTGAATAGTCCTCCGATATATCAAATTCACAACCAATAGGAGAGCCTGAAATATAAACTCCTCTATCCATTTGCATAAATTCTTTTAATTTTTTACAATAATGATCTATTTCATGTTCTGGAACTTCTGCCAATACTGAGTCATGTACTAAGGCAAAAATCTTACTTTTTAAATAATTTTTTTCTATATAATTGTGCATATCTATAGCACCAGATAAATTAATATCACTAGCTACAGATTGTACTAAGAAGTTAATACCTGATCTTATTTCATGACTAGCAATACCTCTATCTGTAGATTTTACATTTTCTAATCTTCTCTTTCTTCCGAAAGTAGAATAAATAAAAGCATTAGTTTGAATAAATTCTTTACAGAGATCTAACCAATCTGCAAGTCTTTTGAATTGAAAGAAATAATCATCAATGACACTTTGTGCTTCTTTTGTTGAAAAATATGAACCACTATCTTTTGTTACTTGTTGAGATATTTTATGAGCTCCTGCCCCATACATGATTCCAAAAGTAACAGCTTTAGCGGCTTGTCTTTCTAATTTATAATGTTCTGATACTTCTTCTACTTTACAAGGTAGTTTAAATACTAATTTAGCAATAGAACTATGAAAGTTTCCTCCTGTTCTAAATATTTGTTGTAGATTTTTATCATCTGATAAGGCTGCGGCAACATATACTTCTGCTGTGGTTAAGTCCATAGCTACTATCTTATTCCCTTCTTTAGCTTTTATACAACCTTTAATAATTGGATTGTCTCTTGGAATTTGTTGCATATTAAGTTTACCACTAGAAGATAGTCTGCCAGAAGTTGTACTATGTAAATTAAAGTTAGTTCTTAATCTCATATCTCTATCTAATTGAGGAATGATTTTATCAAGATAAGTATTTTTAATTTTTGATTTTTGTCTAATATTAAGTATTAATTGTGGCACATCATGTTTTAAAGCCAACGCTCCTAAAACTTCCGCATCAGTACTATGAGCACCTGTACCAGTTTTTTTACCTGTAGGTTTTAAACCAATATAATCGAATAAAAGACTTCGTAATTGTACTGTACTATTTGGATTAAATTCTTTCCCTTGTCCTTTTTCAAAGATTTTAATCTCTTTAAAATCATAAAGACTATTTATTGCTTCTTCTATTTCTTTTTCCATTAAATTTTGTGATAACTCTAATCTTTTTCTGTCAAATGGAACTCCTATATCCTGAATATCTTTTAAGAATAACATACCTGGAATGAGTATTTGATCGTAAACTCTTTCTAGTTTTGGGTTTTTTGCTATTGCTTCTTTCATTTTGTGAAAGATTATAAGCGTTACTACAGCGTCCATAGCTGAATATACTTGCATAATATCAAATGGTATCATTTCCCAACTAAATTGTGATTTTAATACTCTATTCTTTTTACAATAATTAGCTATATAGTCTGTTAAAGGTTTTTCATAATTACCATATTTTGTATGTCTTAATGCTAATTGTTTTAAACCATGAGTTCCTGGGTTCTCATTCAATAAATAATGCAATAACATAGTATCTTCTACTCTAGGAAATGTAAAATTGAAATGATACTCTAGCATAGCTATATCAAATTTTGCATTATGAAATACTACTATTTTCTCAGTAAATAAGTCTTGTAATAGTAGTTCTACTGTAGAATCTATAATATCTGTTAGAATATATACTCCTTCATCTTCTCTATAAGATAAACTAATACCAAGAATATATCCGTCTCGAGGAAATAATCCCGTTGTTTCAGTATCGCAAGCAATATATTCTGAACTAGACTGTATAGCCTTTTGTATAAATTCTATTGCCTCATCTTTATCAGTTATTCCCTTAAAATTATCGGTAGAATATTCCACAGGTTTTAGTTCACCTTTTATATACTTAACTATATTTTCTACTGATTCGTCCCATGTTCGTCTAGCTTCAGGCTTAAACGTAAGCATAGCAGGGTTTATAACTGGGAGAAATTTGTTATCTATTAAACGCCCACTATGCTCCGTTATTGATCTTTCGTTTGTAAAAAATAGTAATGATTCTGATCCTACCAATATGATCCAATCATACTGGTCTAAATCTATTTCTATATCTACATCACGTTTTAATACCTTCTTTTTTTGCTCTGAGCAAAGATGGTAATGATCGAACTCAAATTCATTGTTAAAATGTCTTACGTAATCTGTTCTGTTTGGTGCTTTATC